AAAGAAATGTACTTGCTGAAAAAGCTCAAAGAATAAAAGATCCTATACTACGAGCAAAAGTTGTTGAACAGATAACACAAGCTGAAAATCTTCCTAGTGCTATTGCTAGGTTACGTCAAAAGGCTGCGGTAGGACGGTTTGGTCCAGAGCAACCAACTGACGAAAGTATAATGAAGAAGTATGGCGCAGACAAAAGAAGAATATCTGCTGAACTAGTAGAGGCAATACATTCTGGTGACATAGATATATCTTTTATAGAAGGCGTAATAAGAAAATATAATATATCTCCCGAAGAATTAGCTGAAGATTTACTGGAAGCTGCCTCTCAAGCAGGTAGAACTCTGGGTTATTTGTCGGCATTAGCTAAAAAAGTCAATGATATATTTCCAAATTTACCTCCCGAATTAAAACAAAAATTCGCTGAAGCTGCTGCAAAAGATAAAAGACCTTTGGTATCTAGAGTTTGGAGAACTATTGAAGATACTAGACGAGGCTTTTTAATATCTCAGTTGGCTACCGCTACTCGTAACATGGCATCTGCTACAGGTAGAATGGGTATATCAATGGCTTTTGACGAAAACTTACAGTCATTAATTAGAGCTACAATAAAGGCACCCGGTTCTAAGAATACGTGGAGAACTTTTAGTGACGAGTTTAAAGGTAACTTAAGTATGTTTAATGCTTTAAGTT